AATACATCTAACTGTTATATAAACAGTTCTCCATGTCTTCGTCAAAACTACGACAACAACGTAACGTTATAAACGTCGTCGTTATTATCAGTTATTGAAAAAGCTCATACTTCGTTCTTTCGCTTTTTACTTATATCGTCGTCTTAAATCGTAACGTCTTTTAAAGTTTTTAAGGATAGGTGTGTTTATAAATAAACCAATAGAAGTAATAATAACATACTTACACTAACTACGACATCACCTTTATATATAGGTAGTGATAGAAGATTTGTTATATAAGTAGGAGGAGTGAAAGAGTTGTTATCGGAACGAAGTGGAGTAACAACGATAAGGAGCGAAGCGAGTTAACGACGACTACGTCCAGAGGTACGCTTTAGAACGTGAACGTTTATAAAAGCTATCAGTAAACTTTGTTAACTCTTCTTGTAGAAGTTCTTGTTTCCTATCAATCATGTTTTGGTTAGCGTCAGCAGCCATTTGCTGCACCCAATAACCAATCGCTATTGATAAAGCATCAAGACGGTCATCGTGTACCAGACTACCACGTTCACGTGTTATACGAGATAACTGATAGAATAACATGTATCTGGATTGTTGTTCTATAGGGTACGTTAAAGCTGATTGGTAGTCGTTTGTTATAACGGAAGGATCAAAGATGAGACGATGAGAGTTTAATACAGGTTCCATAACGTCCACGATTCTAAGTTCCTTTTGTTTGTTATGTCTGACTTCTTCTATGGTTACTGGATAAGTGGTCTTAAACAACGGCTTTATCAGTTCCATAAACATACCGTCACCAAAGTTAGACTCTATCACTACTTTGTTAACTTTGTTATTCTGAGCGATAGCGACCAATTGTTTTAACGTGTTAACGTCGTACCCACCTTTAATGCCACCAGCACTGGGAACAAACAACTGACCATTTAACATCTTAACCACGGCGTACCCAGTTTCGTCCTTACCACGACCAGACGGGTCAATACTCAGTACACTACCCGTATAAGGTATGTTATCTCCAACCGTCTTACTGGGACGCTTATATCTATCCCCACTGAGTCCGACGTTAGGAAGAGTTCTATCAGCCATGTCAGGATCAGACGACCACAACACTTTTTCGGGAGCCGTATCAACGTCTACGTCCATTATAATCAGATCGTTAATCTTTAAGGGGTATCTATCCGCATCACTCAGCTTGGGATTCAACATGAACTGAAGAGCGTACCCGGTACGACCGTACGACATCTTACGTTCCTCTAAGTCCATATCAGTGAATCTTAGGGGTTCTGTTGACTTACCTGTAGTGGTATCGTTGATATGAGACTCTATAAGGGGTGCTAAATCCCCTCCGTAGTTAGACGTTACCTCTTGCCTTGTTGGATACTCCGAAGGCCATATACGTGCGTTGTAGCCCCTTTCTCGCAGTTTGTTATAGATACTGTCTTCACACTGAGGAGTACCAAGGAACAACACACGGGACGTATCCAGCGGTTTAAGGATAGCTTCAAACTCTTTTACCTGTTCATCCAGCTTATCCCTCATACCTTGTGTTGCTGAGTTGTTAGGGACTTCTACGTCGTCAGCTACGATGATGTCAGCACGGCTACCTGTTAACTGGGAGGATATACCGAGTGACTTAACGGACGGTGCGTGAGACGCTGGTGCAGGACCTACATCAAAGGCTATCTTACTGAACCGTTGATTCTCTGTTGGTTTTAACGACTGTAGGATAGGTATGTCATGTATGATCTTTAAGGTGAATGTTGAGAAGTCATCAGCCCGGTTCTTACTGGCAGATACAACAAGTACGTTTTTTGTTGGGTCTAGTAACAACTGATGTACTACATATGCACTACATATCCATGATTTACCTACACCACGGAACGCCATGATCGTAGACCGCTTAGGACCGTGTTGCATATAGTCTGCTATGTCGTACTGTAGTTCTGTTGGATCAGGCAGGTTAAGGTGCTTCCAGACGATGTACAGGAAGTTTCTAAAGTCCTTTAATGTGTCTGGTATCTCTGGGTGTTTGTTCTTCTTCATTTCTATAAAAATAAAAAGTCGCTACCAACAATGTGATAACGACTCTTATTATAAGGTTAGTAGAAGCTAAGTTAAAGCTGTTTTTGTTTCTGTTGTGTTTCTTCGTCAGGGAACGGTAACATCTTATCGAACTCATTAGCAAGTTCATTCATAGGTGTACCTGTTCTGTTATCCACTGTAACGTTGTTATCTTTTAAATACTGTCGTACTGCATTCATCAACGCTGGATTATATTCTTCCATCGCCTTCATGTATCCCACAGCATTCTTACACAACGAAGTGAAGTCATCAGCTAGTTTGCAACCTTCTACGTGATCCTTCATATCTGTTATTTATCTCTCGGCAATTGTGCGTGGTCACCTTGTCCGTTCATGTTGTTCAGGATTCTGGTTACCCACGTCAACAAAAGAGTGGAGGTGCTGACACCGAGCGTATTAGCAATGCCAGCAACCTCCTTCTTTTGTGAGCTTTTGAGACGAAAAGATAGAGAGACCATGTCACCTTGTTTCTTATTCGCACTCATTAGCAAGATTAAACTTAAGCCATAGCAGCAGTAAAGTCTGCCAATGAACCAAGATTGTTTCCGTCACCAAGAACAACGTCGTTAGCTTTAACGTCGATCAAGGAAGCACTGCTGTCGTCTCCACTGATGTCAGTAGAAGAAGAAGTAGCTGAAGTTTTGTAGAAAGCGAACTTGTCTTCACCTTCGTCATATACAGCAGCAATGTTTCCGTCGTCGGAAGAACCACGCTCAATGATGAATCCAGCGTCGTTACCGTTGTTAGCCGATGAAGCAGCTCCGTCATTGATAAGCATGATAGCATCTTTGATTTCGGAGTTGGTGGTTTGTACGGAAGTAGTTGTACCGTTAACCGTTAAGTTTCCGCTAAGTACAAGGTTGGTTCCGCTAACGTCTCCAGTGAAAGCAGCTCCGCTAAGATTAGCTTTAGCAGCGTCAAGAGCGGACTCAGCAGCACGAGCAGTTGAAGCTTCGGCATCGATGTTCGACTGAAGAGTTGTATCAGCAGATGCACGAGCGGTAGCTTCACCACTAACAGCAGCGATACGAGCAGTTTCTTCAGCGTCGATGTTACCTTGAAGGGTAGTATCAGCGGAAGCTCTAGCAGTTGCTTCGTCATTGATGTTTGTTTGAAGAGTCGAGTCAGCGGACTGACGGGCGGTTTCTTCAGCATCAATATTGCTTTGTAAGGTCGTGTCAGCAGAAGCACGTGAAGAAGCCTCGGAGTCAATGTTTGACTGGAGGGTGGTGTCTGCGGAAGCACGAGCACTGGACTCAGTACTGATAGCGTCAGCGTTGGTTTTGATTTGAGCGTCAAGAGCTTCGTCAGCTCCAACCAAAGAACTAGCAGATGTGATGTAGTTGGTTGAACTGTTAGCGGTATAAGAACCACCAGCTCCAAGACCAGCACCACTTTGAGTAGCGTCTAGTTCACTTTGAAGTGCGGAGTCACCGGATGCTCTGCTGCTTGCTTCGCTGTCAATGTTGCTCTGTAAAGTAGAGTCAGCAGACGCACGGCTTGAAGCTTCGCTGTCGATGTTAGATTGCAGAGTAGAGTCGGCACTAGCACGGCTGGATGCTTCCGAATCAATGTTCGTTTGAAGCGTAGCCTCAGCAGCCAATGCTCTTGTTTCTTCTGCTGCAATAGCACTTTTGGTCGATTGACCGATTTGATAGAATATAGATGATGTATCTGGCATAATATTTTAGTTATGGTTTATGGTTAAAGTTAAGCAGTACCGTCAGAATTAAGCTCTGTCCATGCAGAACCAGTCCAGATGATAACTTTATTAGTGTCCGTCTCGTAGTAAGCTTTACCTGCAACAGGCGAAGCGGGACGGGTGGATGATGTAACTGTGTCTAATTTAGCCATGTCTTATAGTTCCTCCGATACGGTCCAGGATTCGCCTTCTAATACGGTAAGTATAGCTGAGTGGCTAAGTGTGTCTTTACCGTACAAGCAGCGTGGTTTAGCACCTTCATATTTAACAAAGGTTTGATCTCCTGCTGCGTTATATCTTAGTGTGTCAACGGATGTTTCAAGTACATGGTCAAAGTTGATAGTACTTAACTCATCAGTGTTTATAATTACATATTGTCTATCGCTCATATTTATCAAGAGGGTACTGAGGTTGAGAAAGTTGGACCGTTGGTAAGTGTACCGTTGTTGCCTCCGCTACCTTGGTCTGTGACAGTAGAACCTGTGCCTCCGTCATCATCGCCCATCCTCCACCAACCTTCTGGTGAATAAGATGCTAAGGAAGTAGGTACTCCTAAGTTGTATATATCTGATACATCAGAGGATGAAAGTTCGGTTTCGAATACTGCAACTTCATCAAGTTCACCGTCCCAATAATAACTAGGATAACCATTACCCAGCATACCGATATAGTAAGGATAGGTTTGGTCTCCACCTGCATAAGTTACAGAGGATGTTAATGTAAACTCTTGGACACCATCAACATATACTTTAACGCTTTGTCCGTTGATAGTACCCAAAACATGATGCCAATTTCCATCAAAAAGGTTGATGCCTTGAGTTGGTGTATTAGTAGCTGAATTACTAGTGTTATTGTAAGGAGATGACCCAGCACCAACGGTAACATAAAATTTACCAGCTGAATTGAAATTAAGTCTGAATACTTTCTCGTTGGAAGGATAACCTTCAACACTAAAAGGTGCAGCTCCTCCCGAATAACTGGTCGATTTCATCCAGTATGAAATACTTAAAGCAGTCGCTGAACTTGATGGTTTGTAATTGGTCGCTACATAATCATTAGCTCCGTCAAAACTTACGCTGTATTCATTAGCAAAAGGGTTAGCTTCATTAGCAAAAGTCTTCCAAACCCCGCTATCATATACAACAATAGCACCAGCGTTAGTACTTCCTTCTTTCTTTAAATACAACTCACCATTCTTAGCTAGTCCGTTAGTTACTAACTGCGATTGTTCGCTGTCGTTAATTAATGTAATATCGCTCATGTTTAACTGTTATTAAAGATTTGCCAGTTAGTTCCGTCAAAAACATATAGTTTAAAGGAATCAGTTCCGTACATAATAGTACCGACATCGTCGCTCGTTCTAGCTGTAATATTAGCTGCCGTGTCTACTTCGGGTGCAACGGTATCTTGAGGGAATCCCAGTATAGACTTTAAGAAGTCCGATACTGCGTCCGTCTTATTTACCTTTTCATCCAACTTAGACTTAACAGTCGTTCCGATTTGTTGAAGTATGTTAGCCATCGTTTATAATTGTTATGTTAGTGATTAGTGTTTGTCAAAATTATTGAGCGTGTTGCCATCCAGAACTTGTATATACATATAATTTATTAGTATCTGTAGCAAAAGCTATAGTTCCTAACTCATCATCTGTCCTAGCTTGTATATTACTCTCGGTGTCTAAAATTGCTTTACTAGTACTAGTTAAAGATATTAGTAAATTTCTAACACTTTGTCCCATTTGATACCATACACTCATATCTAATTTTGCTTAATTG